TTATTCGTTTGGTTTGTTTTTATCTTCAATAAGGGATTCAAAATAATTTTCTATCAGCAATTCTGCTTGACTTGCGCCCTCGTATAAGGTATGTTGATAGACATTCTTCATAACGTCTTTACTGCTCCATCCGCCACGCTCCATTAAATATTTATCTCCAATATTTAACATAAGCCCAACACTTGCCATTATGTGGCGCAGATCATGCAGTCTCAACCGTGGTATACCGGCAAGGTCGCAGCATTTTTTCAAATGCGCCAGAATAGTTTCTGGATTCACTTTAAAGATATGTCCGTTGGCTTCCTCTGGAATAATCGCTTCAAGCTCATCAAGAATAAACTTCGGAATATGTATGGTCCGGGTTGACTGCTCTGTTTTCGTTGTATCTTTAATGACGAGATTTTCATTCTCATCCCTGACCATAGCTCGCTTAACTGTCAGCGTTTGAAGATTAAAATTAATGTCTTCCCAATACAGCGCGATTATCTCAGACCTTCTCAGGCCCAGTACAATTGCGAGTAAAAGGGCAGCGCTTAAACTATCCTTTTGTATTTCCAGCATCAGCTTTCTTATATCTTCTGCGGTGATCCGCTGAGGGATGAATTTTTTTCTCTGCGGCAGCAGGATATCCGGCTTAAACCCTTTTCTGTATACATTCAGTACGGTGGCTACAAAACCGTATGCATTAATTACTGTTTTCGGAGCGTATTTTTTAGATTCTCGATTAACCGCCTTCTGTATAGTTTCTTCTGTTAAGTCATTCAGCCTAACGCCAATAAGCTCTTTAAAACGTTCCTGCTGAATTTTCCTATATCCCCTTATGGTTGATGGGGATAAAATGTTAGATCTGGCTTCTATAAACGAATCCATAGCTTCATTCAATGTCATATTTCCACTATCCTTAGACAGCGCCTTTTTATGCTCTTTGAATAATTCTGCCTTTTTATTCGCTTCTCGTTCCGTTGCTTCCGTGAAGGCCCGGTAATGGCGCTTACCGTTCTCGTCTGTGTAGTCGTACACCTTCACGTGCCAATTACCAGACGGTAACTGCCTTGCTTTTGCCATAATAAAAAAACCTCCTTGTGCGCATTGCAAAATTGAGGTTCGTTGTGTTATACTTACTTTGTCAAGAGAGGTTCCACAACGAGCCTCATATATAACTTCCGCTCACCTGCGCCAACAGGTGGGCGGTTGTTTTTTATTCATTCAGTGCTCTAATTGTTCCATCCATCTACATTTCCGCGGACTTCAACAACTTTTCCGATGATCCGGACTTGATCATACGGATAAAACTTAGGCGAAAAAGCGGCTGCGTTAAGACCAACAATCATGATCCCAGAATCTTGTTTTATCACCTTTCTGGCCACGACTTTTCCCTCGATCTCAACGATCGCAATTTCACCACTTTCTACGTCGTCCTGTTTTTTGACTATGACTGTGTCACCGTCAAACATGCGGGGTTCCATGCTATGGCCCTTTATTTCAAATGCAAATACGTTTCCGCTTGGTTTTGCAGGATTATATTCAGATTCAAACTCGTCGGTCCATCCCATAAGGAAGGCTGGTGTAGTTTGTAATGCATTTGCAATTTTTACGATCATAGATTGAACAATATCCGTTTTCCCAAGTTCGATTTTATTGATAGATGTTCTTGATTTGTATCCAACTTCAAAGGCAAGGGCTTCTTGCGATATGCCTAAAGCGATACGCCTTTCTTTTATTCTATTTCCTATGGCGAGAAGCCGGTCTTGCTTTTCCATTATTATCACCTCAACGTAATCATAACATATTGAAGAATTTAAATCAACAAAAAAATAGATTTTCGCAAAAATATGTTGACTTTAGTTCTACTCAGTGCTATTATGAAATTGTAGATTTTAAATCTACAAAAGAAAGGGGGTGATGGTGTTGACGGATAGCAAAGCTTTAAGGGATTGGATAGATGCAAAAGGGTTAAAAATGAAAAAAATAGCTTCTGAATTGCACATAACTCCATATTCCTTACAAAAAAAAATTGACAATATGACTGAGTTTAAAGCCAGCGAGATAGCAGTATTTGTAACTGAGTTCGGCATGAGCAAATCTAAACGAGACGAAATTTTTTTTAACAAAGTGTAGATTTTAAATCTACAAACTAATAAGGAGAACATAAATGCCAAAGTTGAAAGAACGGCAAGATGAGAAGCAAGACCGGCTTTTTGCCGCATTCCTGGCCAAGAATATGGCATTGCGTCAAATCAGTAGCCAGGATGAAATTGCTAAGATGTTGGGGATTAATCGTTCAACTTTGAATTATAAGTTGAAGAATCCCGACAGGTTCACGCGTAAGGAACTCCGCTCCTTATTTAAGATGTTGGGGTTTACGGATGAAGAAAAGAGCCAAGTAGTATAGTCGGGTAGGCCGGTAGCATAATGCTGACGGCGTAAGAAGGAGGACACAGAAATGAAAGAACAGCTGTTTGTAGTCGGAATACGGCACAGAAAGACCAACGAAAAAATTAAACTGCAAGTTTGGGCCGATTGTGTAGACAACGCCACTCATGGACTAAGGGGCCTGATTAGCTATGATACTGAATACCTTTGGACAGGTAGCGGGCCCGTGTACGACGAACACGGCCAGATTATCACAAGAGACTCAGACAGGTAGGAGGAGGGTTGATATGAATTACACAAACACCAAAGAAGCCGCTACCGCGATCCGCGAAAACGGCATAATCGACCAGATCAATAAGGCTCTGGACGAGCTGGGCGTCCACGAGCCAGATGTGCGGGTCATACCGGTCGAGCTGGGTCATCACGAGACGACTGACCGCTACAAGGTGTATCTGGGCAACAAGTTTTTCGGCATCTGGGACAGCGTCCGGAAGACCTTTGTAGATTAATTAGGAGGAAGAGCATGAACAGAGACAAATTTGAGGAAGCGCTGAAGGTCCATACGAGGATCGGAGCCCTGAAGGAACAGCGGAAAACGATTGCCAAGGTAAGCACGCCCTTCCTTGTAACCATAGAGGACGGCTGGGGCGGGTATGCAGGCGCAAAGCCTCCGAACGATGTTGCGGCAAATGTGCAGGATGTCTTGGTGGACTGGTTGGACAGCGAGATCGCGAAGGAGGAGCAGGAGCTGGACATGATGCTGGAGGACAAGCCATGTACATAAGAGAGGACGCGGACAAGCTCCACCGACGCAGGGTGATCGCAAGTGCATTTGCCGCAGTGCTGTTGATCGTGATGCTGGTCTGCCTGTATCGGATCGACACGGTGTGCATGACGCAGGAGGACACACTGGATCAAGTGATGGAGCTGCGACGGGGGGGCGACGAGTTAGCGGACGCGGTAGATATCATACCGGTGGCAACGGTGTTGCTGGATGAGACGTCTCCGGATCCTGCGGTTGATCTGACAGCTGAGGATTACGAGCTGATCTGCAGAGTGGTAGCCGCCGAAGCCCGCGGAGAGAGCTATGGGGGCCAGCTGGCAGTGGCGCAGTGCATCAGAGACCGGGCGCGGCTCTGGGGCTTAACGCCGGCGGAGGTCGTAACGGCACCCGGGCAATTTGCAGAGCCGTACCAGGGCGAGATCGGGCCGGAGACCATGGCGGCCGTCAACGATTGCCTGATCGACGGGGCCAGTGCGCTGGATCGGCCGGTGACACACTTTGCGGAGGTATCGATCTCACCCTACTGGGCGGCGAATAAAGAGGTTGCTGGGGTGATCGGCAATCACAAGTTTTATAAGTAAGGAGGAGAAAATGGAAAAGAAAATTGTAATCGCAGAGGGGGATTTTAAGTCTGCTGCAGCACAGATACTTGGTGAGGTAGCTTTCGATTTATTGGTTCGAAAGGAAATAGCATTAAAAGCTGCAGAAAAAATTGGTCTTCCCCGCGCACGGGCAGAAACAGAGATTACCGAGGTACTGGACTATTCGGCGAGGGTGTTTGAAGAAAGTGGATGCGCACAGCGTATTCGTGCCAATATCACAATTCAGCGTGAGGGGAAGTAAAGGAGAAGAATAAAATGAATAAATGCACGGATTGCGAAGCAGAAATTGGGTCGTGGAAAGAAAAAGCGCCTGCCGGACGGCCATCCGAGCAAGGCGCACTTGTAAAAGATCATCTTCAGGATACCGCGGTGGACGGGAAAAGTCAAGGAGGAAGAAAATGACGGAAGAAAAAATGATAGTTGGTATGGCAAATAGAAAAAGGAAGAGCGGGCTGATAAATAGTGAGAACGAGCTGGGGCGAGTGGATCAGATCAGGATGATTCGTATAAACGGCGGCAATCAAATCGACCTTGCTGTAATTGACCCAACGGGGGAGCTTGGGAGGATAGTTAAAATACTCGTTGCGTCCAAAATACAGGAAGCGATTAAAACATGTGACGATGATTTTGCCGCTTTATAACAAAAGGAGACAATCTAATGTGGTGTAAATGGCGGGGCACGATCTGCCAGTCGGTGGACCCAGAGACCGGCTGCTGTGGTCTCCGGGAGTGCTGGCGAGACGCCGGGGAGGACCCGGATGACCGGACAGAGTACATACCAATAAGATGAACTCTATTAAACAGGAGAAAAAAATATGAAAGCAACAGGAATTGCGACTGAAACGTTGATCGAAAAACTTTCCGACTATCTGGAGCATACCAGAGAACTTAGAGCCGAGGGCATGGAGGATGCCGACCCTAATGCGGATTCCGTGCGCGTGGATAACGATCTGTACCGCAGATTGTTTGGGGAAACTCCGGTTAAGCCATACACTCGGAATTACGATCAGATGTACAGCTGTATTGGACGGCTGAAAATATGGACTATGATCAAGAAAAAAGAGCGTCCAGGAAACGTCAAGGAAGGAGTTTTCAGAAATGAATAAACTGTATGAAATTGATGAGGCAATCATGGAATGCCTGGATCTTGAGACGGGAGAAATTTTAGATGAGGAACGACTGAACGCTTTGCAGATGGAGCGGGATAAGAAAATAGAAAACGTTGCGCTGTGGATCAAGAATCTGAAAGCGGATGCTGAAGCCTACAAGGCGGAAAAGGACAGCTTTGCAGAGCGGCAGAGGGCAGCGGAGAACAAAGTAGAATCGCTGAAGGACTGGCTTGTGTATGCTCTGAACGGAAACAAATTCAGTACTACTAAGGTAGCAGTATCTTATAGGAAATCGGAATCTGTGTCGGTAGTCAATGCTGCGGTAGTACCGGAAGATTTTCTCACTTATGCAGAACCGACGGTGAACAAAACACTGGTGAAAGCTGCAATCAAAGCGGGAAATGAAATTCCGGGCTGCGAGCTGATCGAGAAGCAGAATGTGCAGATAAAGTAGGCGCGTTATGGAAATGGAAAAGCGGAGAAATGTTCCAATAAATCAGTTAAATCTAATGGGGAAAATGGCTTCAAAGATCATTGATATGCTGGCGGGATCGCCAAGTTACATAAAGAGCTACGAGGATATGAAGACTGTACTTGATATGGTTGGAAACATGATTGAGGCCGGAAAGGAAGAGACGTAATGGGGATTCCAGTTTTAATAATTGGAGAAAGTGGTTCGGGTAAATCTGCTTCTATGAGAAATTTTAAAAAAGGAGAAGTCGGCATTATCAACGTGGCAAACAAGCCGCTTCCGTTCAAGGGCAATCTTGGGAGCTTTGCAACTGACAATTATGACCGCATAAAGGAAATCATGCATAAGGCAAAAACAAAATCTCTGGTTGTTGATGATGCGCAGTACCTTATGGCAAACGAGTTTATGCGGCGGTCCAAGGAGACCGGATATCAGAAGTTTACGGATATCGGGAAAAATTTCTGGGACCTGATTATGACTGTAATCAATGAACTCCCAGGAGATATCATTGTCTATTTTCTCGGGCATCTGGAAAGAGACGCGGACGGGCACGAAAAATTTAAAACGGTTGGAAAAATGCTGGATGAAAAAATCACGACAGAAGGACTGTTTTCCATTGTGCTGAAAACGTCTGTGCAGGACGGGAAATATTCGTTTTCGACGCAGACAAACGGAATGGACACGGTAAAGTCACCGATCGGGCTGTTTGAAGAAACATCAATCGACAATGACCTGAAAATGGTCGATCAGAAAATCAGAGAATATTATGAGCTGGACAAAACGCCGGCAGTGAAGAAAACGGAGGTACAGTAATGAAAAAATTAGCAGGATTCGAGAAGGCGGCCCCTTATGCAGATCAGGCTCCGCTGCCTGTGGGTGGATATATTTTAAAGATTCTCGATGCAAGGGAAACTGAAAATTCGTGGGGAGGATCTTCGCTGGTAATCAGTTTTGACATTGAAGAAGGAGATTATAAGGGATTTTTCTCGAAGAATTATAAGGCGCAAACTCAGGAAGACAAGAAATGGAAGGGAACCGCCCGCTGGAATGTCCCGAACGATGATGGGAGCGAGAAGGATGCAAAGGCTATGCGGGCGTTCAAAACGATGATCACTGCCATTGAGGACAGCAACGAAGGTTATCACTGGGACTGGGACGAAATAAAGCTCAAAGGGAAGATTGTCGGGGGAGTTTTCGGGCGTAAAGAGTACGACTTCGACGGACGGCATGGATTCTACACCACCTGCAGGAACTTCAAAGCGGTTCACGCGATTCGGGAAGGAAGTTTTAAGGTGCCCGCTGACTGGTTGCTCAACAGAGAGCAAGGCACTTCTATACCCTCCGAGATCCCAGAAGGATTTGAGCCTTTGTCGGATGAAGATATGCCGTTTTAAGGGTGGATTATGAAATACACACCTTTTGAGCTTGAGAAGATGTTGGAATCCATGATCATTCTTGTGGATACGAGGGAACAGCCAGGAAAAAAGTTTAAGAGGCGCACGGAGACATTTGGATATCCCTTCGAACGCCGAAAACTGGAATTTGGTGACTATTCCTGTGCTTATAAAGACTTGGATGGACGAGAACGATCATTGGCCGGGAAAGTAGCCGTGGAGCGCAAAATGGATGCCAACGAACTGGCTATGTGTTTCACAAAGGAGCGGGAACGGTTTGAGCGGGAATTTCAGCGGAGTATGGAGGTCGGCGCCAGAATCTATCTCATCGTGGAAAATGAGAACTGGGAGAAGATCCTTTCGGGGAAATACGGTTCCAGCGCAAAGTATCGGAGCAGGCTCAACCCGCAGGCAATGAAAGCAAGCATGCTGGCGTGGGCCTGCCGGTACGATATCCATACACATTTCTGCAAAGAAGAAACGACCGGCGCTCTTATTGCGGATATTCTGCATTATGAGTTGAAGGAGTTGTTGCAGAATGAAGAATAGAACGGCAGAAGAAATCGTGGAGAGGGTGACAATACCGCAGGCGTTGAGCTATTACGGTTACGATCTCGGGAGACATGGCCGTATTCCATGTCCGTTACACGCTGGAAAGGACCCTAATTTCTCTTATAACGAACGAGTTTATCATTGTTGGACATGTGGGGCGAAGGGAAATGTTATCAGCCTTGTGATGGGTTTATTCGGTCTGAAATTTCCGCAAGCTGTAGTGAAAATGAACTGTGACTTTAATTTGAATCTGCCCGTTGGTAAATCTTCCATGCGTCAGCGGGCAGATGCACAGAAGCGGAGGAAGGTATTTCGGGAAGAACAGACAGAGCACGAGCGGATACGCCAAATATATCTGATGGCATGCAAGCTGCACGCAGTGTTGTATCGTTCGTTGCTCAAGAATCCGGATATAGAGGGTCTTGCGGAATACGTGGACTCTCTTGACCTGTGGCTGGATGAGCATTGCGAGGAGGTCAGAACTTGAACGAAATAACTACTACATTTACAAAAGAAGACTTTCTCGGTAGTACGGCCCCATTCGAGGAAGTCTATAGATACAAAGATAATCAATTTGAGCTGACAAGAGCTATTGAGCAAATGTCGGAGGCCGCAAGGGCTGTCAAGGTAACAAATTTCAAGAAAATGTTTAGGGAATACTGTGCCATGCAGAAACAGGTCAGCGGCGCGGCATACGCGGAGAATACCACCAATTTTGACGGCCAGGAAATGACGTTGGATACCGGTACATGGACAGCAGATGATTACGGCATTACAAGGGAGGGAGTCATGGGTGAGGTAGTCGCCTGTGTCCATCCGCTGATGCCGGTGCAACGTCTGGTGAACATCGATTCAGGAATCGAGAAATTAAAAATTGCCTACCGAAAAGGTAAAGGGTGGCGATCCATCATTTGTGATCGGAAACAGCTTGCCAGTGCGAACAAAATTGTCGAGCTGTCTGACTACGGCGTTGCGGTGACCAGTGAAAATGCAAAGCATCTGGTCCAGTATATCCATGATGTGGAGAACCTGAACTATGAGCGCATACCGGAGAACAATTCCGTAGGGCGGCTCGGATGGATCGGAAACTATGGATTTTCGCCTTACGTGGACGATCTGATCTTTGATGGAGATTTATCCTTCAAACACTTTTTCGAGGCTGTGAGCGAACGTGGACGCCTTGAGCGGTGGCTGGAGATAGCCAGAGAGATTCGGGCCGGAAGCATTTATGCACGGATTGTTCTCGCAGCCTCTTTTGCCAGCGTGTTGGTGGAGCCCTGCGGCGCCCTTCCGTTTTTCGTCCACCTGTGGGGAGGCACGGAGACTGGAAAGACCGTGGCTCTCATGCTGGCCGCCAGCGTGTGGGCTAACCCTGAAATGGGGCGATACATACACACCTTCAACTCGACTGCCGTGGCGCAGGAACTCTCTGCGGCATTTGTCAATTCTCTTCCACTGATCATGGATGAGCTTCAGATCGTAAAAGACCGGAAAGACTTTGACAATACAATTTACCAACTCTCAGAGGGAGTGGGAAAAAATCGCGGTCAAAAGACTGGAGGGCTCCAGAAAACAGGTACGTGGAACAACTGCATCATCACTACGGGAGAGCAGCCCATTTCGGGAGGTTCTTCCGGCGGTGGAGCGGTGAACCGGATCATTGAAATCAACTGCGAGGACTTGAAACTGTTTGACGATCCGGCCCGGGTGGCGGATGCAGTAAAAAAGAATTATGGTCATGCGGGAAAACTCTGGATTTCAGAGCTCCAGAAGCCGGAAGTCATGCAGCAGGTCAAAGACATACAGAAGGCCATCTATAAGAATCTTTCCGCAGGTGATACGACGGAAAAACAGTCACTTTCCGCCAGTCTGATTCTGGCGGCGGATACGATGACAACCCTCCTGATTTTCAAGGATGACAGATATCTTTCAGAGAAGGATATTGCCCCGTTTCTGTCTACAAAGGCGGAAGTATCCCAGAACGGCAGGGCCTATGCCTGGCTGTGTGAATGGGTGGCGCAATATCGGAACAAGTTTGACACGACCAGCGCGGTCGCACAAGACTTCTGGGGAAGATTCGAGGATGAGGATACGGTCTGTATTATCCGCAACATATTTGATAAAGCCTGCGGTGAGAATGGGTTCAACCCAAAAAGTTTTCTAACATGGCTTAGAAGCAATAACCTGATAGAAATACCAGTAAAAGGATTCACTAAAACTAAAAAAGTAAATGGGGTTCCGTGCAATTGTGTCGTTCTTCGCCTGTGCGGTTTTGAGGAAATGCATGATGAAAATGTAAACGAAATACAAAATCTGCTTGGTTTCTAGGAAGTGGTTACACTTTGTTACACCGAACGAAAGCGTTGCGGAAACTGCGTTTCAGAGATTTTTTCCTGGCTCGTGTAACTTGGACAAAAATATATACAACTATATAGGATATATATATTGAATAAAAAAAGGTAGAATATGTAAACTAAAAAAACCTCGCGCGTATGGGAACCTCTAAAAAAGTTACACAGTTACACCAATCTATGAAAGCGTTGAAAACACTTGCTTGTAGAGTGTAACCATGAGTAACACCGAGTTACACAAGTTACACTGGAAGGATGTGAAATAATGAATTTTAAAGAGATAACAGATCTTGTCTTTCAGGGGTGCGATCTTCCAAATACAGCATCAATGGCTGACGAGTACGCCTATCACATACTAACTTGTATCAACTATGAATATAAAAACAAGCTGATTTCTCGTGAAAATGCAACGAGAAAAAAGGAGCGGCTGATTAGCGAGTACGAAGAACTGAAACAGAAAGAAGAGACCTTAGAAACGGTTCTTGCATATCAAGCTGGAAACATTGGAACGAGCGAACAAATTAGGATCAGAATCAACCATGCAGTAAATAAAGGAGAGATGTCTAAAGAGCTGTTTCTTGAAGCGGTGAAATGCATCGGCCTGATGTGTGGGACGCTTTCACAGTACAAGACGTGTGAGAAGTTGTTGAAAGAGGTGGAGTATGAAGAACAAGAAACAATGCCCATCTGAAGCGGTTTCGGGGCAACTCACCTTTGAAGGGGCGGCGTATGAGGAGTGTATGAAGATCGCCATGTGCATGATGGATATGTGCGATACGGTGTATATGCTTGCGGGCTGGCGGAACAGCAGAGGAGCAAACAGAGAATACGGATATGCGCTGGGAAGGGACATGACGGTTTTGATGGAGGAGACGGAAGACCATGGTCAATCGATATAATCGGAAGGTGCCATGTCTGCGTTGCATGGATTTGGATTCGAGGTGATAAGGGTGCTCAGTAAATACATGAACTTCAACCGGATCGCAAAGCACTTGCATGAATAGGTAATATAAGATAGAATATTTACAAGCAATATAAACACTGAAAGGTATAAGGTGGGAGATTGACAAAAGGGGAATTAGAGCAGCTGAGATCGTTGATCAACGAAGCCCGACACCTGCAAGAAGAACTGCACAGCCTGCCCTTTACCTCAGACAGCGTAAGGGGATCCATGATCGAGCATCCGTACATAGAGCGCACAATACTGATTGACGGCGTTGATGAGTCTCGATGTGTTCGGTTACGAAAACGGCTGGAAAGAAAACTTGCGGACATACAGGACGAGATCGAGAGAATGGAGGACTGGCTGGACGGCGTTGACGATCCAGAGATGCGGGACATTCTGAGGATGCGATACCGCAATGGTCTCAGTTGGCGGCGAGTGGCGGGCGAATTGGGCTATGCAGACGAGAGCGTGGTTCGAAAAAGATATGATAGATTTTTGAAAATGACCGAAAAATCCGAAATGTAGTGTGCTATTATGATATTGGGTGAAAGTGACTAATAGGTATCTACCCACCCACAGAAGCCTTCCGGAGACGGAGGGCTCTCTGATATAACAAACGAACCGTAGGTGATCAGCCTGCGGTTTTGTTGTTTCTCCTCCTTATTTGGCCCCGGCGGAGGTCGGGGCTTTTAGCTTGCCTTTTCTGGTTGGATTTGGTAGAATAATGGCGGAAAGAGGGTGGAAATTACATGTTTGATTTAAAAGAAATTATTCGTGTATCACGAGAAAAAGGAACGGAAAGATTTGAGTTTGAAGCGGAATACACAAACAGTAATGAAGGCAAAAAAAATGATTAGTTTTATGACTATTACGAGAAATGTCAGGAAGGTAAATGATTGGGGAAGAGAGGAGGACGCGGACGAATTTGTAGGTTTAAATGAAGATGGGTGGATTCTATATTCACATGATATAGAATACGGAGCAGGCGAACCTAAAATAAAAAATGAGAAAACTCAACCACTAAGCGATGAAAATGTATATGATTTGCTAATGGGTGATACATTTGGCACGAAGCAGTTTCTACAATTTATGGCTACTGCTTATAAATTTTATTAAATAACACCGAAAGGGAAGGAGGTGGCATTGATGTTTACTGGAAAGAAACAAAAATTTGCAGAAGAATATCTCATTGATCTCAATGCCACCCAGGCGGCGATCAGGGCGGGGTACAGCCCTAAAACGGCCCACAGCCAGGGGCAACGACTGTTGAAGGATGTTGATGTCGCAAACTACATAAAACAGCGGCAAAAACAATTACAGAAGAAAACAGAGATAACCCAGGAGCGAGTATTAGCGGAGTACGCCAAGCTCGCTTTTTTCGACCCCAGAAACCTGTTTGAGACGGACGGCAGCCCGAAGTCGATCACCGAGCTGGACGACGAGACGGCGGCTGCTCTGGCCGGTCTGGATGTGCAGGAGGTCTTCGAGGGCGTCGGGTCTAACCGAGTCTTCGCTGGCTACATCAAAAAATACAAACTGGCAGACAAACGAGGAGCACTGGACAGCTTGGCGCGGCATCTGGGTATGTTCACGGATAAGGTAGAGATTAAGGGAGAAGTCAATAACCCTTATGCTGCGCTCTCCACCGAGGATTTGAAGAAGCTGATCGGCGATGGATAAAGAACTCATAACGTTGGGAGCAAAGATCGAACTTGCGAGACGTGAGTTCTTTTTTTATTGCCAGCTTAAGGCTCCTGGCTTCTATCAGAGCAACCGGAAGTATCTTGTGGAACTTTGTAACGATTTTCAGCAATTCCTTGAATCTGATGACGAGGTAATGATTCTTAATCTTCCACCGCGCCACGGAAAGAGCCGGACTGCGGGCCTGTTTGTCGAGTGGGTACTGGGTCGGGATCATACTGCAAAGATCATGACCGGATCATATAACGAGACACTATCAACCATGTTTTCGAAAAACGTTCGCGATGATATTCAGGAGACCAAGGCGGATCAGTATAAGCCAGTGTTTTCCGATGTCTTCGCCGGCGTCCGAATCAAACAGGGTGACGGTGCGATGAATCTATGGAGCTTAGAGGGCGGATACAATAACTATCTCGCCACGTCTCCCACGGGCACAGCCACAGGGTTCGGCTGTTCCTTGATGATTATCGATGACCTGATCAAAAACGCTCAGGAGGCCTATAACGCCGATGTGCTGGAAAAACAATGGGACTGGTTTACCAATACGATGTTTTCCCGTCTGGAGGAGGGTGGAAAGATAATTATCATCATGACCAGATGGGCCACCGGTGATCTGGCCGGCCGGGCGCTGGATCATTTCAAAGAGGCGGGGACCAAAATCCGGCACATCAGTATGAAGGCGTTACAGGATGATGGGACGATGCTCTGTCCTGAGATTCTTTCGAGAAGATCATACGAGACAAAGAAAAAAGCAATGGGGGCGGATATCGCCTCAGCGAACTACCAGCAGGAACCGATTGACCTCAAAGGACGGTTGTACAGCAGTTTCAAGACCTATACGGATATTCCGAGGGACGAGAACGGAAACCCGCTGTTTACCCGAATCTGCAACTATACGGATACGGCTGACACGGGAGAAGATTATCTGTGCTCCATCAACTACGGCATTTACAACAATGAGGCGTATATTCTCGATGTCCTTTACACCAAAGAGCCGATGGAGGTTACGGAGCCGGCCACGGCGCAGATGCTTCATGACGGCGGTGTCAATACAGCGGACATTGAGAGCAACAACGGCGGTCGAGGGTTTGCCCGGTCTGTCGAACGAATACTGGCGGAGCGGTACGGGAGCAATCGCTGTTCCGTTCGATGGTTCCACCAGTCGAAAAACAAGCAGGCGCGAATACTGTCAAACGCAACGTGGGTCATGAATCACGTTTATTATCCCGTTAACTGGCGGGATTGCTGGCCAGAATATTATGATGCGATGATCAAGTATCAGCGGGAGGGAAAAAACGCCCACGATGACGCGCCTGACGCCACAACGGGAATTGCAGAGAAGATGGAGAAAAAGGGTGGCGTGTCCGTCCTGAAGCCGAAAGGAAGGTGAGCATAGTAATGGAAATAGAAGCGGTCAAAGAGCTGCTGAAGACCTCTGCGATTGCGCACGGAAAGTTTGTGCGCGACGCGGAGGAAGCAGAACGCTATTACCGAAATGAAACAGATATCCTAAAGCGCGGCGCAGTGGTTCGTAAGGAATGCGATGATCCGCTCAGAAACGCAGATAACCGCATTCCCAGCAATTTTCATGGGTTACTCGTAAATCAGGAGGCCGCATATGGTTTTTCGGACCCTCCTATGTTTGATCTGGGAAATGACGCGGCGAACAAACGTCTGAGGGAAATTCTGGGCGACCGATATGCAAAGTTCTGCAAGGACATGTGCATCAATGCAAGCAACTGCAAGGTCGCCTGGGCTCACGTCTGGAAGGATGATGACAATCATCCGCAGTATGCGGCCATCGATCCGAAACAGATCATTCCGTTTTGGACAAACGATCTCAATCGCAAACTGTCCGCGGTGATTCGCTCCTACGTGGAACTGCTGGACGACGGGAAACGGTACGAGATCATAGAGGTGTGGACGGACACGGAATGCGCGGTATATCGGAAGCTGGTAACGGCAGGAACGTACCGTACCATACAACCGCACTTTGTATTTGGCAGAGAAGAGCCGACGAATGTATATCGGCACGAATTCGGTCTCGTCCCCTTTATCCCGTTTTTCAACAACAACGTTCCGTCAAACGATCTCAAAAATATTAAAAGCCTGATTGACGCTTATGACAAGGTGTACAGCGGCTTTCTCAATGACCTTGAAGATATCCAGGAGGTCATTTTTATTTTGTCGGGATACAGCGGCACCGACCTGGACGAGTTTACCGGCGCTCTAAAAAAGTACAAAACCGTAAAGCTGGATGATGCGGGGGACAGTTCCGGCGGCCTGACTACGCTGACCATTGACATTCCGGTTGAGGCACGGGAGAAAATGCTCAATATGACGCGCAAAGCAATCTTTGAACAGGGGCAGGGAATTGACCCGGATCCGGCTAACTTTGGAAATTCGTCAGGTGTGGCGCTGGGGTACCTTTATTCTCTCTTGGAACTCAAGATGGGGTTAAAAGAGACAGAATTCCGCCTGGGATTCGGAGAACTGATCCGCGTGCTCGGGAAGTTTGGAGGATTTGAGGTTGGAGAAATCCGCCAGACGTGGACGCGGACTAGGGTGACCAACGACACGGAGCTGGCAGACATCGCACAGAAAAGCGTCGGGATTATCTCGGACAAGACAATCATCGAGCGTCATCCGTGGGTAGAGGATGTGGAGGAGGAAAAGAAACGGCTGGAGAACCAGAAGGCAAAGGAGGATACCGTTTATAAAGATGCTTTTCCGCCGGCTGATCCGATAGAGGGTGATGGTGATGAAGAATAGTGCCTATTGGAGGAAACGTTTCGCAAAGTTGGAAGAGTCGCTGCTGAACAAGGGCGAAGCTTACATGGTGGATTTAGACCGGGAGTTTAAAAAGGCCACAGCTTCCATCGAAAAGGATCTTGCAATCTGGTATCAGCGTATGGCGGACAATAACGGCATCAGTCTTCAGGAGGCAAAGCGGCTGCTGGACGCCAAGGAGCTCGAAGAATTCAAATGGACAGTCGAGGAATACATAAGAGCGGGGCGGGAAAATGCGATTGATCAGCGCTGGCTGAAGGAGTTGGAAAACGCTTCTGCAAGAATTCATATTTCTCGGCTGGAAGCGGTCAAGCTGCAGCTTCAGCAGCAGGCGGAGGCACTTTATGGGAACCATCTGGACGATACCGATGCCCTTTTGCGAAATATCTATACAGAGGGGTACTATCGCACTGCGTTCGAGATTCAGCGCGCAGCGGGTGTCGGGTGGACTATGGCGGCTATTGATGTAAACCGGATAGACAAAGTCCTCTCAAAGCCTTGGGCGGCTGACGGATCGAATTTCAGCGCGAGAATCTGGAAAGATCGGACAAAGCTGGTTGACGAACTACACACACAGCTTACGCAGATGATTATCCGGGGCGAAGCGCCGGATCGGGCGATCAAGGCAATCGCGAAACGGTTCGGGGTCGGTAAAATGAGGGCCGGGACGTTGGTTATGACAGAGTCTGCATTCTTTGCGTCGGCATCACAACGGGATTGCTTTAATGATCTCGGGGTAGAACGTTATGAGCTGGTAGAGACACTGGACAGCCAGACGTGCGGCGTATGCGGCGATCTCGACGGTAAGGTATTCAAAATGTCAGATTTCAAAGTAGGCGTAACCGCGCCGCCTTTTCATCCGCGTTGCCGTGGGACGACGTGTCCGTATTTTAACGACGAGTTTACCGAGGGCGAGGTTCGGGCAGCCAGGGGCAAGGACGGAAAGACGACGATGGTTCCGAATATGACGTATAAAGAGTGGCGGAAGCAATATGTTTCCGAAGGTGGACTAGGCGCAGGTGGAGGCGCAATCACCTCGATAGCACCACCCAAATTCGTCGAACGAATTGACAGAGATAATACAGCGCTGGTAGAATCAAAGCTAAGAGAGTATGAAGCGCTCATACGTGATTCTAACGAAGAACATGCTTATGTAATCCTCAAGAATGGAAAGGTATATCATTTTGTAGGAGACAAAAACGGTGTGAATCCATTAGCGTTGGGTGAAGTATTAAACGGATCTATTATGACTCACAATCATCCGGCTGGGTCGAACAACGAGTACTCTTTTAGCAATCAAGATATTGGATTATTTAGAGATTGCAAGCTAGCGAAACTTCGTGGCATTGATGAAAAGTACATATACGAGCTATCGAGGGAATCGAAATCAGTGGAGCCATCCGCAAGATCGGTCTTTGAAATTGCCGAAGGTGACGGCCGCCACGAAAAAGTGAAACAAATTGCGAAGGATATAAAGGTGGGGTATTGGAGGAAAAAGCGTGACTAGGGAAGAGAAGAATGAGCTCGCCCAAGAAGAGTGGGAACAAGCACTTAGAGAGAACATCGAAGAGTCCGAAGCGATGGAAAAGAAATTGAAAGCGGAAGGGAAGTACGTAGGCGGGCTGGACACGAATCAAGAATATTTCCGCCCGATTGATGAGAAATTAAACCGCAGGCTAAAAGAGATACAGGAAAAATATAGATAGAATCAGTTTGGCAGCAGGAGACCTTTCGGGGTCTCTTTTATTATGCGCTCCGAAGAGCTTAAACTACGGGGAGACACCCCGGAACAACTGGCAAGGGAGACACCCATAAAAACTGAAATCGTGAGACACACGGAAAACTGGAGGTAAGGAAATGTTAAAGGGAAGATTATTCGGAAGATTTTTGCCGTTGCTGGAGGCAGATGGGACTGGTGGCGGAGCCGCTGGAGCAGGCGACCAGGGAGCCACTGGAGGTCAGGCCGGAGCTGGCGCTCAGGCAGGAGCGGGCGCAGGCACCGGAGTAGCCGCTGGAGGACAACCCGGAGGCCAGGGCGCACCCACTTTTGACCTTGAGAAGGTAATGGAGCTTGTTGCAGGAGCACAGAACGTCAAAGAGGACGCTGTCTTAAAAAACTACTTCAAACAGCAGGGTTTGAGTCAGGATGAGATTCAGCAGGCAATCGCCACTTTTAAGAGCGAAAAAGCAAAGAACCAACCCGACCCCATTGCGTTAAAAAAGGAGGTGGAAACGGCAAAAGAGACGGCACAGAAGGCTATTGTAGAAAGCAAGGCTGTTCTGATGGCAGTGGAACTGGGCGTTGAAGCAAAATCTATTCCTTATGTGCTCAAGCTGGCTGATATGAGCAAAGCGGTCAAGGACGACGGCACGACGGACGATGAGGCAATCAAGGCGGCGATCAACAAGGTGCTTGAGGACGTACCCGCATTCAAGGGCTCTGGGGCCCTGGCGGGACCAGGAAAACCCGGCTACATTCCAAAGGCTGGCGGAGACCCCGCAAAGACCAGCAGGGCAGCGGCAATCGCTGCTGCACGTAAAGAGGCGGCGAAAACGGATAACCCCTACGCTTCGGCGTGGGCACAAAAGTAAGGAGGCAAATCATGTATTACAAAAACATCCCGGCGCAGAGTTCGCCGGAATTTCTTGCAAGCGAAAAATTCGTGTCGTTTACAGCGACGGCGGTTTCCGAGGGCGTAACAGCCGACGAAAACGGCGACAAGTACGTCAAGGCCGGTACCCTGATCGGGGCGAGCGGTAAGGCGGTAAAGATTACCCGCAGCGGGTCGTCCGGCAGTTACACCTATACGCTGTCCGAGGACCCCGCTGGCATTACAATGAGCACGGTCAACGTCAGATACGGAGATCAGCCGGTTGGTGTGCTGGTGGAGGGATACGTTATCCCTGAGCGTCTTCAGGGCGACTACATCGTGGAGGCAGCCGAGCAGATCAAGGCGAAGCTCCCCGAAGTTAAATTTAGATAGGAGGGAAATATCATGACAATCGAAGAATTACTGTCTGCACAGGAACTGATAAATTACATCAAAGAGCGCCCGACGATTCCTATGTTGGGTCCGACGCTCTTCCCGGAGCGTAAAATCGAAGGCTTAAAAGCAGAGTTGATAAAGGGCGCCGGAGGTCTGCCGATATCCGCGAGCATCCACGGATTCGACACAGAAGCAGAGATAGGCGGACGAGATGGTGTGAACTATGACCTTGCAGAGTTGGCATTTATAAAAAGAAAGAAGCGTTTAACGGAAGAACAGATCATCCAGTTGGAAAGCCCAAGAAACAGCATGGAAGAGCAGCAGATTATTGACAAGATATTCAACGACGTCGAGGAGTTGGCGGAAAACATTGAAACCAGAGTAGAAGCCCTGCGCATGGAAGCGCTGTCAACTGGGAAGTTGGCGATCAACGAAAACGGGGTCAAGCTCGCCATCGACTACGGTGCTCCGACAGATCACAAGAAATCATTTACATGGGGGAGCGGAACGCCGGATATTTTACAGGACATTTACGACGCCTGCGACAAGATCGTTGATGACACCGGGTTTACGCCGACGCGAGCCCTGACCAGTAAGAGAAATCTGAACATCATTTTAAGAGATGAGAAGATTCGGAAGGGCACACTTGGAGTGAACAGCGATAAACTTTTGTCCCAGGCTGAGCTGAACGCCTTCCTGAGTTCGCAGGGTCTTCCGACCATCGCGATCTACGACAAGAAATTCCGCAAAGACAACAAAAAGGGAGGATACACCGTAAATAGATTCTTCCCGGAGGCAGGTTTTATCTTGATGCCTGATGGCATGATGGGCGAGACCCTGTACGGCCTCACTGCGGAGGAGCTGGAATTACGCAAAAATCCCGCTGTTGACATGGAAACAATCGGGAATATCACCGTTGTGCAGTATGCCACCATCGATCCAGTCGCTAAGTGGACTAAGGCCGTTGCTACCGCGCTTCCGTCCTTCCCGTATGCTGATCAGGTCTTTATGGCCACGATCGCATAATGGTGGCGGCCATGAATGAGGACATAAAAAAGCGGCTGGAATCCCTTGGGTATGCCGTCCAAGATGGAGATTCATGGCCGATTCAATTTATCTGGGAGAAAACGGAAAAAGAAATTTTGATCAAAACAAATCAAAAGAAAGTGCCGGACGATCTGTATAACGCTATGGTGGATGCAGTCTGCGGCGCTTTTCTTTTGCAGAAAAAGCAGATGGGGCTGCTTGGCGAGGCGGAAACGGCGTTGATCGTATCGAAGATCAAAGAAGGTGACACCGACGTGAGCTTTCAGGAGGGCGTGAACCCTGACTCCCAGTTCCTTTCTGCTGTGTCGAGCTTATCAGTGATCGACAAACGCCTGATACTTAAATACAGAAAGTTGGTGTTTCGGTGAATCTGGATAGCGCTTATAAGGCAGTCAGGAAAGCGATCGAAAGCCAGTATGATGATATTTGCACCATCATAGCCTATATGGACATTAAGAACCCTGAAACAAAGCGTACCACGCAAAGAGAGGTTGTTGTAGTCGCGAATCAACCATGCAAGATATCCTTTGAGTCGATCCCTGCGGCAACGGGCACGGAGACGGGAGCGGCTCTGAAACAGACAATTCGGTTATTTATTGCACCGGAGATCACCATTCATCCCGGCAGCAAAATAAAAGTAACCCACCACGCAGCCACTGCTGAGTATGGTTTCAGCGGTGATCCAGCGGTTTATCGGACGCATCAGGAAATCGAATTGGTGAATTGGAAGGAGTGGGCGTAATGGCTACAGGGATTCGGGTCGATGTTCGGCAGCTCCAACGGTTAAACAGTAAATTGAAACAGTTTGCAGATTCCGGAGTGGAGCAACTATGCGAAGAATGTGCAAAAGAACTTGCGGCACGGCTGCTCAGAAAAGTAACAAAGCGCACACCCGTAGGACAATATAATAAGCCTGTCAATTTCAAAACAGCAGATGGGCGTACCGTGTCATTTACCCCACGATCTGCCAAAACCGGCGGAACATTGCGGCGCGGATGGACGGCGGCAACACATGCGGAAGCTGCTTCTGGAAGCGGAAACGGTAAAAATGCAAAGGATTATGTGAGTTCATCCCGTATATACCGCACTGGGGGGTTATATTGTATCAGGGTGTCCAATCCTGTACAATATGCCCCCTATGTGGAGTACGGGCATCGCACCGCAAATCATAACGGATGGGTACCGGGGAGATTCATGTTAACCATGTCAGTGCAGGAGCTTCAGGGTCAGGCACAGGGGATCGTAGAAAAGAAGTTAATGCGGTTTTTAGGGGGTGTTTTCAATGGGTCTGGGCAGTGATGTGATAGACGGCATTTCCGTTTGCCTGAGTGAAGAATTTGGGGATGAATACACCATATACAGTGAAGAAATCAAGCAGGGTTTAAAAGAACCCTGCTTTTTCATCTTCCCGCTGAATCCATCTCAAACACCGATGCCTGCAGCAAGATATGAGCGGAAGAATCCGTTTGATATCCACTATTTCCCCAAAAGTCGTTACGAGCGAAATAGTGAAATAGAAAATGTGGCGGATCGGCTTTACACGGCGCTGGAATATATCACAGTAAACGGAGACATGGTGCGGGGAACCAATTTTCATTATGAGGTCGTTGACGGCGTTTTACATTTTTTTGTATCGTATAACCTGTTTGTGATTCGGCAGGTACAGAAAACGCCGATGGAGCAGATGCAGGAAGACACTAAAATGAAAGGATGAACTATGACAGAGAAAAAGAAGAAGCTGGATCCCGAAATGGAATCTGCGATGGAATCAGAGCAGGCCCAGTATACAAAAGCGCAGATATTATCAAGTCGGCGCTATAAGGGCAAGCTCGATCTGGTTGGCGTGCTGCTGAAAGACGGAGAGACATACGGTATCGGTCAGGTAGATGGCATGATCGACAATTTTTTGAAAGGGGATGTAAGATAAATGGCATTAGGTGGAGGAACCTTCCTCACTCAGAATAAAGTGTTGCCGGGGGCATATATCAATTTTGTTTCTGCGTCAAAAGCATCGGCGGCCCTCTCTGACAGGGGTGTAGCGGCAATGGCGCTGGAACTGGACTGGGGTGTAGACGGTGAAGTTTTTCCAGTAACGCAGGTGGATTTAGAGAAAGAGTCCATGAAGATCTTTGGTTATGCGTTTACGGATGAAAAATTGAAAGGGATTAGAGATCTCTTTAAAAACGGGTTAAGAACAGCTTATTTGTACCGTCTTAACAGTGGGGAGAAAGCAACAAACGATTTTGCAACGGCGCGTTATAGTGGCGTAAAGGGCAACGATATCACAATCGTTATTTCGCCCAATGTGGACGATTCTACAGCCTTCGACGTGAAGACCGTGTTCGGCGCGAGGGAGGTGGACGCGCAGACAGTGAAGGTCATGGTGGATCTGAAGGACAACGATTATGTGACATGGAAGACCGGGGCGACACTGGCCGCCACAGCAGGGACTAAACTGACCGGAGGGACGAATAAGTCATCTGTTACTGGTGACGATTACCAGACGTTTCTTGACAAAATGGAAAGCTACAGCTTCAACGCTTTGGGGTGCTTATCTACAGACGAAGCTGTCTGCGCGCTCTTCACACAGTTCACAAAGCGTATGAGAAATGATGTGGGTGTAAAGTTCCAGGCGGTACTTTACCGGACTGCGGCAGATTTTGAGGGCGTGATCTCTGTGGAGAATCAGACGACGGATGAAGGGTGGCCGGAATCTTCGGCGGTATACTGGATGACCGGAGCTGAGGCGGGGTGCGCCGTGAATAAGTCCATGACCAACACAAAATACAACGGAGAATTTGCAGTAAACACAGATTTCAAGCAGAGCGATCTCGAAACCGGGATCAAAGCCGGAAAACTCATGCTTCACAAGGTAGGGGAAGACATACGGGTTCTTTCTGATATCAATACCTTTGTGACATTCACCGATGAGAAGAGCGCCGATTTTTCTGAGAATCAGACGATAAGAGTACTGGATCAGATTGGAAACGACGACGCACTGTTGTTCAATACGAAGTATCTGGGACAGGTTCCGAACGATGATGCGGGGAGAATCTCGCTGTGGAATGATATCGTCAAATTGCGTCAGGAGTTACAGACAATCCGTGCGATTGAGGGCTTTCAGTCAGATCATGTAACGGTTTCAGCCGGAGATACGAAGAAGGCTGTTGTGGTGCAGAATACCGTTCAGCCTGTTAATGCAATGACGCAACTGTATATGACAGTGATGATACAGTAAAGGAGTGATTAAAATGAATGAACCTTTGATGAACGCTACAGACGCAGTATATGGGGCACTGGCAGAATGTTACGTGACGCTGGACGGCAATCGTTACAAAATGATGCAGCTTCATGAGTTCGAATCCAAATACGAAGTTAATCTGATCGACGTTCCCATCTTGGGCAGGGTGACCGCTGGTAAAAAGCCCGGCGGCGGATCAGGCACATGGTCAGGAACCGCCCACTACAATCAGTCCGTATTTCGTAAATGGCTGTTGACTTACAAAAACACCGGAGTGCTGACTCCCTTTGACATTCAGGTGACGAACGAAGATAAGGGATCAAAATCAGGGAAACAGACGATCACGCATCGCGGCTGCTTGATCGACAGTATGATTCTTTCGAAGTTCTCCGCCGGGGACGAAATTTTAGACGAGGAACTCTCTGGAACGTTCGATGACTGGGATATGCCGCAGGAGTTCGACCTGCTGGATGGCATGCAGTAAATAAGAGATTGGGAACAACAAACATAATAAAACAAAAAGAAAGCCTTAGAGACTATCTGACAAGTGAGCAGTTAAAAGAAGTAGAACAGCTGGAAATGCTGGTCGGAAGCCTGATTGGGGTCGGAATGGGTTACAAAGAAATTAAGGATTTTATAGAAACAAAATACAAGTCGTCACTGCTGCTTGCATCGTAAGCGGCATTTTTTTAATCAGAAAGGAATCGAGAATATGAGCTTAAAATCTTTTTTAAAACAGTCTGCGATACTGCCGGAGAACCAGAAAGTGGTTGTATCAAATAGATTCGTCGACGAAGACGGCAAGCCGGAAGAATGGGAGATCCAGCCCATAACGGCCACAGAAAACGATAAGTTGATGGAAGAATGCATGAAACGGGTTGCAGTCGCTGGAAAGCGGGGCCAGTTTACAGAAACGATGGATCGTGGGAAGTATATGCGCTATCTGGCAGCGGCCTGCGTCGTATATCCGAATCTGAACGATCCTGAGATTCAGAATTCGTATGGAGCTATGAGCGCGGAAGAACTGATCGGAAAAATGTTGTTCCCCGGCGAACTTACCGCCTTGCTTGCTGCGGTAAACGAAATGACAGGATTCGACGCTCCAATAGAAGATAAGGTTGACGAAGCAAAAAACTAATCACGGGGGGCGATCTTGAAGCAAACATGGCCTATTACGCCCTCCACAAACTTCGGATTCTGCCAGGTGAGCTGATGGAGCTGCCGCGGGAGGAGCGGGCGTTTATCTATGCTGCAATTGACCTGCGGATCAAGGCGGAAAAAGAGGAAGAAAAAAAGATGAAGCGGAAAAAATAATGGTAATGACCTCCCTGTTACGGTATAATGATGGAAAAGATTGTCGCCTTTAGTAATGGGGAGGTAAAAGGGGATGGCTATATGTAATATTTGCGGGAACAAGGCGGGTCTCACTAGATTTAAGACCGTGGATGGGTGGATTTGCGCAAAGTGTTTTAAAAAGTGTGGATTTACGCTCACGACTCCTATTATGCAGTATGACACAAATAGGATAAAAGAGCTCCTCTATCAAAAAGAGCACAATCAAGCGGTTTCGGATAGTTTCGTACCCACTAAAAGCATAGGTAGTTTTATTGCGTTTGACGAAAATGATAAAAGAATAAAATTTTTAAATACAATGCAGGGACAGAAACCTCAGTATGTAGTGGTTAATTATGCAGACATTCTGGACTGTGACATAATCGAAGATTCTATGAGCAAAACTAACGGTGGTCTTGCAAACGCGATTGCGGGAGGTTTGATTGCCGGTGGAGTAGGTGCGGTAGTCGGGGCTTCGACAGCTTCCAGAACTTCAGGCAAATCGTATGTCAACGAACTTAAAGTCAAACTAACTATTAACAATCTTTCATCACCGACTGCCTATATTCAACTTATATCTTTTAAAGTAAAGACATCATCTGAAATATACAAGAACGCGAACATGTTTGCTAATGATATTCTTTCTTCAATTTCCGTTATCATGGCGGAGGGTAGACGAGAATGTGATGAATCAAGGCAGACGATTGATGCTGCTGAGGAGATAAGAAAATATAAATCGCTACTAGATGATTGCATAATTACAGAAGCTGAATTCAACGAAAAGAAAAAACAATTATTAAGACTGTAATAACAGGTGATTGATGGCACGATCAACGCGCTGTCTAGTCGCTCTCTATACAAGGATGGGTGATGACCAATACTATCAAGATGCATAGGCGCGTCAGAAATGACGCGCTTTTGTAATGCTAAAAAGAAAGGAGATACAATGCCAACAATATCGGCGATGATCGCATTAAGAGACGGGATGACAGGCCCGCTAAAGTCAATTATTCATGCGAATGATACGTTAATTAATTCGATGTTATCCGCACAAAATGCATCGCGGCAAATGATTGATACCTCTGGTCTGCGGGCGGCTCGAACGGAACTGGCAAGCGCAGAAGCAGCAATAAATAGTATCGAAGAATCTATTTGTCAGAGCACGCGACAGCAAGAACAGTTAAACAACAGAATGCGGGATGGGACCACTGCGGCAAATAGCATGATGAACAGCGTGAAGCGGCTGGCGGCTGCTTATATGAGTTTTCAGTCGGTGCATGGTGTTTTGGGGTTATCTGATCGGATGTCCGGGGCACAGGCCCGGTTAAATCTGCTCGTTGATGACAATGGATCTGTCGCGGCGCTTGAAAAAAGAATTTTTGATTCTGCGCAACGCTCAAGGGCTGGATATCTGGATGTGATGCAAAGTGTATCGAAATTCGGATTACTTGCTGGTAATGCGTTTTCGAACAATAATGAAATTATTCGTTTCGCGGAATTAATGAACAAAAATTTTGTAATCGCCGGAGCATCCGCGCAAGAATCAAGCGCGGCGATGTATCAGCTTAATCAGGCGTTAGGATCTGGCAGGCTGCAAGGTGACGAATACCGCTCAATCATAGAAAATGCGCCGCTCCTTTCGAAGTCAATCGAGGACTACATGAGGAATGTTCTGAAAGTAGAAGGGACGATGAAGGAATGGTCATCAAAAGGAATGCTGACTGCAGAGGTCATAAAAAATGCGCTATTTGCTTCTGCAGACGAGATTGAGGCGCGGTTCGAAGCTATGCCAATGAAATTCGGGCAGATATGGACTGAAATTGGGAATAAAGTCATACAAAAATTTAGCCCTATTTTGCAACAATTAAGCGATATGGCAAACGGCAACAATTTTCAACGGGTGGTTTCGGGAGCGATCAACGCCCTTTCGATGCTGGCAGGAGCGGCGGTGAAGGTCTTCGGTGTTATGGGCCGTCTGGCAAACGGCATAATACAAAATTGGTCAATGTTAAGGCCTGTGATTTTAGGGGTGACGAGTGCGCTGATTGCATATAAAGTTGCAACTTTAGCGGCAGCCGGTGCAGAGGCAATTGCAAATATTCAAAGAGTGTTGGCAAGTATCTTAATACCAGGAGTAACTTTGAGAGTTGCAATGGCTAACGCGGCTCAGGCTCAAGCTGCGGTTGCAAATTCTGCGGCGGCGGCTTCCATGTGGGCGTTCAATGCGGCCCTTTTGGCGTGTCCGCTCACGTGGATAGTATTGGCAATTATCGCATTAGTTGCGGTTATTTATCTTGCTGTGGCGGCGATCAATAAATTTGCAGGTAAATCAATCAGCGCGACCGGAATCATCGCCGGGGCGTTTTCGGCACTAGGAGCCGGAATCGTGAATAATTTTGTTGCACCGCTCTGGAATACCTTTGCCGCGTTTATCAACTTCCTGGGCAATGTTTTTAATCATCCGATAGCGGCCATCCAGGTTTTATTCCTCGATCTGGCGAAAAATGTAATCGGATATATCCTTAATATCGCCAACGCTATTGAAGGATTAGTGAACAAAATTCCGGGCGTGAACATTGACATTACAAGCGGAATTGACAGATTTTATAATCAGATACAGAAGTCTACGCAAGACATTAAAGACAGATCCGGATGGGAAGAAAAACTGAAGACGTTAGATTACTTTGACTACGGCGCGGCATTCAACACCGGGTATAACTGGGGATCGAATCTATTCGCCGTTGACCACGGCGGAAAGATGGGAAATCGTGATCCGTGGGCACATTCTGACGTTTACGATAACATGGCCGCGATTGCCGAAAATACTGGAAAAACGGCGAGTAACACAAGTATCAGTAGTGAAGATTTGAAATATCTCCGGGATATCGCGGAACGTGATGTGATCAACCGGTTCACGACCGCGCAACTCTCCATAACCATGAATACAGACGCGCACATAAATAGCGATTTGGATATTGATGGAGTGATAGCACAGTTGGAAGATAAGACGTATGAAAGACTGCTGGCCGTAGCGGAAGGGGTGTAAAAGATGTACGAATTCCTTTTTGATTCCTTGCAGTTCCCTGTAGCCCCGGAATCCCTCGGAATTAAGACAAAAAACCAGAACAAAACAATTAATCTGATTTCTGGGCAGGAGATCAATATTCCAGAGGTTCCAGGCCTGTCAGATATCAGCTTTACCGTCCTGCTTCCTGTAACTCGATATCCATTCGCTGTCTATCCGGATGGCTTCCATGATCCAGCATATTACCTCAGAGCGCTAAAGATGCTTAAGGTTGGTAAAACGCCGTTCCGGTTTATCGTCAACCGACGTTTTGAGGGAGGGCAGCGAAGTTTTGACAATGACATTATGGTGTTGTTGGAAGATTATACGATCAACGAGGATTCCGGAAATGGGTTCGATGTGGAGGTCGATATTAAGTTGAGACAGTATGTTTCGTATGGGGCAAAAATCGTCGGGGTGATCGAGAATACCACAAGCGGAGAACCGGCGGTTTCGGTCACAAAGGAACGTCCGGCAAAGCAGCCCGAAAAAACTTATACCGTAAAGTCCGGGGATAACCTCTGGATGATCTGCAAAACAGAACTGGGTGACGGATCCAAGTATAAAGAGATTGCGAAACTCAACAATATAGCAAATGCAAATTTAATCCATCCGGGGCAGGTGATCCGATTTGCCTGAACTACAATTAAGAATCGGTAATAAGGAAAATGGAAAGATCTATAACCCAGTCGTAAGAGACGATATCGTGTGGGAGACAGAGCGGAGGGGAGCACCCGGCAAGCTGACCTTCACAGTCGTTAAGGATGGCGTTCTCAATTTTCAGGAGGGGGACAGCGTATTGTTTCGCGTAGGCGAAACCGATGTGTTTTGGGGCTATGTCTTCACAAAAAGCAGGAACAAGGATGGAACGATCAAAGTAACGGCATATGATCAGCTTAGGTACCTGAAAAACAAAGATACCATTCAATACGAGGATATGACGGCCAGTACGTTTATAAAGACGCTTGCCAACGATTTCAAACTGACGTGCGGCGAAATCGAAGATACAAAGTATGTGATTCCGTACCGGCTGGAAGAAGATCAGACATTGTTCGACATGATCCAAAGTGCGCTCAACGAAACACTGCAGGCCACTAACGAAATGTATGTTCTTTACGATTTGTGCGGGAAGCTGACACTTAAGAATATTGGATCAATGCGTGTGAATCTGTTGATCGACAAGGACGCGGCGGAAAATTTTGATTACTCTACAAGCATTGACAGTGAAACGTATAATCAGGTTCGACTCATGTACGAAAATGATGATGCGGGAGAGCGACAATTTTTTCAGGCAATGGATTCCTACACAATTGGCCTGTGGGGTGTTCTGCAGTATTTCGAGAAGATTGACAACGACGCAAACGCAGTGAAGAAAGCCAATGCGCTGCTGAAATACTACAACCGAAAATCGCGTAATTTAAGCATCAAAAATGCGTTTGGCGACATATCTGTCAGGGGCGGTTCTTCTGTTCCTGTAACGCTCGATTTAGGCGATCTGATTGCGAATACTTACATGATCGTGGAGAAAGTGAAGCATACATTAAGCGGTAAATCTCACTTCATGGATCTTACATTGATCGGGGGCGATTTTATTGCCTGATATGGTACAGATAATAAAGCTGGCCGCAATCGAAGCGCTAGACGCGAAAAAGCCCGTTAATATTGTGTACGGCACGGTAAAAAGCGCGTCGCCGCTCTCCATACAAATCAGCCAGAAGATCACCTTAAAAGGTGAAGCACTGGTGCTGACGCGGAATGTTACGGATTATACGGGGGATGTTACCGTTTCACACGCAACGGAGAAGGACGGATCACCGCCGCACATACATGGGATTTCTGGAAAGAAAACGGTTACCTTTCACAACGCACTGAAGAGTGGGGAAAAAGTTGTGATGATGCGCGTACAGGGCGGACAAAAATACCTAGTATTAGATAGGGTGGGGGGACAATGATACCACAGAGAACTGACGATGTGATCTTGTTTTCGGAGGAAGAGCGGCAGACAGGGAGAACCTATCGGCTTGATATCGAAAACGAAAAGGTAATGGACTACACAGACGAGATGGAAGCTGTGAAACAAGCTATATATAAAATACTTAACACAGAACGATATCGCTATCCGATTTATAGTTGGAATTATGGGGTAGAACTGTCAGACTTGATCGGGCAGCCGATGGCGTATACGATGCCAACGGTACAGAGACGGATTGAAGAAGCATTGACGCAGGATGATCGAATTCAAAGCGTTGATGCTTTTTCTTTTGAACAAGGGCGCGGCACTCTTCACGTGACCTTTACCGTCCATAGTATTTATGGCGACGTTGAAGGGGAAAGGATGATTATAAATGTATGAAGACATAACTTACGAAATCATTATGCGCCGAATGTTGGATCGGGTGCCGAACACAGTTGACAAACGCGAAGGATCCATGATCTATGATGCGTTGGCACCTGCGGCGGTAGAACTGATACAAATGTATATCGAAATCGACAGTATACTGAATGAATCCTTTGCTGATACGGCAAGCCGTGATTATTTGATTCGGCGGGCTGCTGAACGTGGGATAATCCCCGAAAAAGCCACATGCGCCGTATTGAAAGGCGAATTTAATACTGACGTGCCAATCGGAGCACGGTTTTCTCTGGGTGAACTGAATTACGTCGCATTTGAAAAAATCAGTGATGGAGTGTTTCGCATGCGTTGCGAGACGGAAGGCCGGATTGGAAACAGCCAGACAGGAACGCTTGTGCCAATTGATTACGTTACAGGACTCACTAGCGCGGAGCTTACAGAATTGCTTATACCCGGAGAAGATGAAGAAGACACCGAACATTTACGGCAAAGATATTACAATAGTCTCGATTCGCAGTCGTTCGGTGGTAATATTCAGGACTACAAGGAGAAAATCAATGGAATTGCGGGCGTGGGCGGCGTTAAAATTTACCCGACTTGGAACGGTGGCGGAACAGTAAAGGCAGTCGTTATCAACTCTGAATATCAGGTCCCCAGCGTCGAATTAGTAGCGGAGGTACAGGGTAAAGTCGATCCGGAGCAAAATCATGGTGAGGGGTTGGGATATGCGCCGATTGGGCATGTTGTAACAGTAGATGGCGTGACGAATACGATGGTCGACATACAAACGAACATCACTTATCAAGAAGGATGGACGTGGGAGGACGTGAAACCCTATGCGGAATCAGAGATCGACCGATATTTTTCAGAACTGGCACGGTCGTGGGCAGATACAGACTCGTTAATTGTTCGAATCAGCCAGATTGAAACAAGGCTTCTGAATGTGTCAGGCGTGGTCGATATCAGTGGAACCAAAATAGGCGGCTTAGAACAGAATCTTGTTCTTGGCACCGACAGCATACCGAAACGGGGTGAACTGATTGGATAGAGAAATCAATCTGATTCGGTATCTTCCGGAAATTATGAAAGTGGTGCGAGATTTTAAGATGGTGACAGACGCAGAAAACCCTGAGATACGGAAATTATGGGTTGCTCTTGAAACCGCCTTAAATGACGAGTTTGTTAAAAGCGCTACTCCAAACGGGGTTGGGCGGTGGGAAACCATTCTGAACATTGTTCCGAAGGGCACTGACAAGCTCGACGAACGGAAATTCCGTATTCTGACCCGGCTGAATGAGCAGCTGCCGTATTCATGGCGTATGCTGGCGCAACAACTATCAACACTCTGCGGGCAGGATGGGTACACGATGCAGCTGAAAAACGAAGAGTATACCCTGACTGTAAAAGTGGCGTTGATAGCGAAAGCAAATTTTTCAGATGTAGATGATCTGCTTCATCGTATCGTTCCGGCTAATATGATCATTGATCTGAGCTTACTTTATAATCAATTCGATACGCTGACTAAGTTTGTACATGATTATTTGTCCGCCTATACATTTGATCAGTTAAGAGATGAGGTGATTACCTAAATGCCAGACAAAACTACAAATTACGGGCTTACAAAGCCCTACGGAAATGAATTTTATGACATAGGAATATTCAATGGAAATTCGGATTTAGTTGATGCAGCGTTGAAAGAACAAGCCGACGCACTTAGCGAAAAGGCGGACGACGACTTTACGCACATCCCTTATGCGGTGTGCGAAACGGCGGTCACCGAAGCAATAAAAGAGGTTACGATATCCGGATATAACCCTGAAAAACACCCAATTATAGCGGTGATGTTTAGGGACGGTATAAATTATACGGAAGGTAGTGCTCTTAAATTAGCAGTCAATGGCGGTACCGCGAGAGCGATTTATTCAAGCTTTGCCGCAAACATGTCAGCAGGAAACAAAGGGATGAGCTTGATGTCCGGTGCCACACTCCTGTTAAGTACTGTGTCGGACACTGCTACATGGCGCGTTGTCGGTATGCCGGGAAGAGCGACAACAACTCTTCACGGGATTACAACACTTGCCAACGTACCGGGAAACGAATTTTCCACGTCGTTATCAGCAACCACTCCGAACTACGTCAAGGCCCTTGCCCTCTGCTCTTACGAATCCGGTCGTACCTACGCTGCAAACGCTCTCGTCACGCAGGACGGATCCATCTACAAAAGCCTTCAGGACAACAATATCGGCCATGCGGTCACCGAACCCGAGTGGTGGGAGCAGTACGGCGGGACAGTAACGCCAGAACCGGATCCCGAACAGGTCATCAATTATACCATGCTCTATGATCAGGGGGATGAGTGTGCGGCGGTGACGGGGGGGTGGGAATCGGCAAATTCGGGAAGCGGGGCTGCATTTGACCGAACAATAACTAATTCATCCAATTGCTTAAAGATTATGGCGGCGGGATCACAAGGAGTTGGTATTGGACTTAGAACGTCAAACTTGATCGATCTTACAAATTTTAATAAATTCTTTGTGTGCGCTGACGGAGAACGAATAAAGTATAGTACCTATATTGGATATATTACGACCGCTACTAATACGGTGCTTAGTGGTACAAATGGGTGGGAAAGTGGATCGACTCGTGGAAGTTCAATCGAATTCTCTGATACAGATACGGCAAGCTTATACGGAACAATTACAGAACTTGATGTTTCGCAGATAGCAAACGGATATCTAGGCGGATTTATTTTTGCACCGCGCAGTGGTACATATATCATGCGTGCCGCATCCATCCTCAAATCCGATGACCCCGCCCGTCTGATCTCCACCGCCGGTATCACCACACCTTACACCACCCCAGATGCCTTTGCCGCGGATGCATCAAACCGGTCCGCGATCCTCTCAAACCCCAAGGCAGTCAAGATCATGACTCTAACCTGCACCGGGGATCTGATGTATGCCATCCTCAACAACGCTGACTGGATCACTGCGATCAAGGCAAATGACGAGGCATATCGGATCATCATGAGCAATCCTCATTGGAGCAAATTCGCGGGGATTATTCCTGCCGCGAAAGATCTGCTTGGTTATACGATGCTGTATGATCAGGGGGACGAATGCGAAGCGGTGACGGGGGGATGGAACGGAATATATAAAGAGCCTGGGAATTACACAACAAGCCAGCTTACGCTAGGCCAGTCTGATATGTTCGGCGCTGTTCCATCAGGGGCGTTGACGTGGAAATATAGGGCATGCACGAACAGTATTGATCTATCTGAACATGAAAAAATATTATGTTGCTTTAGTTTTTCTTCGACAGTTAAAGAAAACGGAAACTCCATGAGCTTTCGGATTGCAAAAGATACGACATGGCCGTCTGACGCGGTGCAAGCTCTTGCGTTAAATTCTGATCAAACAGTAGTTAACAAAGGATATGTTGCAAAGATATTTGATGTTCCAACGGTTAGAAGGATAGGGTATATCATCATTGATTTAATTGGGACTGGAGCCACGGCTGTAGCTGCGAGCGGGTCATACAAATTGCTCTGTGCCCTCCGCTCCGACCCTTGGCAAACCTGGGCCACAAAAGGCGGTCTGACAGCATCCTACGCCACTCTTGATGCCCTGCTGTCCGACAGCTCAGCAATGGCTATCCTCATGAGCAACCGGGATGCGATCAGTTATATGATCTCCTGCACCGGAACGCTCATGGCGGCGATCTGCAACAGTGAGACTGCCATGTCGGCGTTAGTCAACAGCCCAGTGGCCTACGATGCGGCGTTTACCAATTCACACTGGCGGAAGTTTATGCTGATGTGCCCGGTGAGTCTGGCGGCGATGGACAGCGTGGCTAAGACGGTGCCGCTGATGACGAGCAATACAACGCCGGAGGGAGTTGCAAGCGCAAGCAATGTTGTAAATGCATCCTATGATGCATATAAGGCATTTGACAGAATACGTAATAATGCTGGATGGGTAACCGCTTCTGGCTACAATACAAACCAGTGGATAGAATATGAATTCTCACAAAATGTCTCCGTGTATCGGGTTGAAATAATGCCGAGGACTACATATGCGGAACAAAACATAAAAAATTTTAAAATCCAACATTACTGTTCTGGGGTGTGGATAGACGCACTGTCTGCCGTTCTGCTCAATAATAGCACGCTCCAAAACTTTACTATTAATAGTAACGCCAAGTCCGCAAGATGGAGAGTGTATTGCCTTGATAATTACGGCAACGCCCAGCTATCGATTGACGAAATACAATTCTACGGCAAGGAGGTGATCTGATGCAGAAAATCAACACACAGGCCGCACTGCTCATGGACGACGAAACTTTCCGCCGGGTAATGGTACGGAGCCTGAACCAGATCATGGACGCGCTGGCCGTGGGAGTCGTCCACGAAAACAAAGTCACCGCAGACCGTGCAGTGGATCAGGTATACAATGACCTTCCTGTCTCAGTCATAGCGGAAATGATCGATGAAGAATATCAAACAGTAGTAGCCCAGTTGGGGCTGGAAACGGAGAAAGCAGAATGAACAGAACAGTAAACAATATGAAGAAGCTCATCGGTATTAAATTTTATCCTACAGCAGAAGCGGCGTATGAAATCTTGGACGCGTTTCTCATGGCGAACAGGATTAATCCGGATGAGTATACAGACCTGTCCATTATGATAGAGGAAAAGTATAATCCGGTTCCGGTTGAACCGCCTGTGGAGCCTGCCGTTTCGGAAGAACCGGAAACCCCAGCAGTATAACGCCGAGGGATGTCGTTATATATCAAACCATTGTACTACGGTAAACCCGTGGTTGACCATAGTACAGGAAGGGAGTGATCTAAAATGTTAGGAACAATAATAATAGCAGTAACAACGAGTATTGTTACTGCTTGTATAACATCTTGTATAACATCGAGAATCTGCATTAAAATGTTTGTAAAAAAAATTGAATCATCAGATGAAAAATTTCTATACGGAATAGCAAATATTGTTATGCAAACGGGATGGCTGCCAGAAAAAATTCACGGCCATAAGGAGTAACTTCTAAAATACCCTTATCACAAGTAATATTTGAGCTGCAAGCGTGTGATTTCTGTAGACGTTCATATTTAGATTCATCAAGCAATTGCACTGAAAAATCTAAGGCTATGATACCAAGACGAACTAAATTACTTACAGAAAATGAATTTTCATGCAACAAAAAGTCAGTCATCACTTGGTCATCCCTAACGAACGCGACAGAAATAAGAGGAGTTGAGCCACCAGATGGAAGAATTCCGTTAAATCTACAAATTGGACAACGGCGATGATCTCTAAGATATTTAAGATTTTTAGCGTCGTTTGTAGATAATTGCTTTATTACATCGATAAATGATGGGTGTGTATGATAACTCAAAGTATCATTCATATTTCTAGAGATGATGGTGGCAAACATTTCTCTTAATTCACTATTATCAAAATAATATTTTGATGATTCAATTGCAGGTCCAATTATAGAAAGGTCAGGCTCTTTAAGATTACCAGGAGGAATTTCTGCGACTTTTGATTCAAGGAGCAGCTTAAACTCTTCCAAATCCCGTAGCCGCTTTAAATCAAGTTTTTCGCTCTCGGCATCAATCCAGCCAAAAGTAATACTCCAAATGGAACGAATTGTATTTCCAATTGCTTGAGCTAAGGGGTTGAAAGCTTCATTTACTAATTGTGGAAGCTCAAATTTTAAATCCATATGCTCACATCCTTTCGTCAAAATAATATCATTTTTGCAGGAGTGAGTAAAGCAAATAAGGATGAATATGGGATTAACTGTAGTACCTAAACAGAGGATACAGTATAAAGAAAGACTGCCCGGTCTTTTTCTAAGAAACACATCTAAGTTTTTGCCAAAAATCTTGGCGAGCTATACGACATCAGAATAACCAGCAAAAGACACGCAATCAAGCGTGTTTTTTTATACCGTTTTTAAGGCTGGAAATACCAGCAGAAAGAGAGGAACAAATGAAAAATATCACAATCACGAAAAGCGCCGGCGCTACCAAGAACTACGAGATCAACGAGGACAATCCGTACATCAAAGCAGCGGTACGGATCAGGGAGCTGGGAAAGGAAAACAAGGTGGACACATTTGTCGCCTGCAAGATGTGGGAGTTGGAGAGCGGCATCAGGGACGAGGATCAGCGGGTGGAATTCCTGCATTTGATCAACGACGCTATCAGCGCCGGCGATCCGGAGCTCATGACACTTGATAGACTGGTTGAGTTGATGTAAGAGCGGGCGGCCTTCGGGCCGCCTATCTCTTTGGGAGGGAGGTACTATGATTGAAATAATCGAAATGCTTGCACCAGCGGGGCACAAGTGCCGGTCAGGGCGGAAGCTGACCGGCTTTCGCGGCGTGACGATCCACAACACAGGAAACACCGGCAAGGGCGCTGACGCTCTCTCACACGCACGATATCTGCGTGGAGGGGGCAAGGATGCCGCCGCAAGCTGGCATTACTGCGTGGACGAACACAGGGCCACAAGATCCATACCGGAGACAGAGGTGGCCTGGCACGCGGGGGACGGCAGCGGTCCGGGAAATATGCAGACTGTGGCAATCGAGATCTGCATGAACACAGACGGGGATCTGCGGAATGCCACGGAAAACGCCGCGGTGCTGGCGGCCGATATTCTGGCCCGTCACGGGATCAGAAACGCGGAAGGACACCTGTATCAGCATCACGTCTGGAGTGGGAAAAATTGCCCGCAGATGATCCGGGCCGGGCGGCCCTACGACTGGCAGACGTTCTGCGGAAAGGTCCAGGGATATCTGGACGGGAAGGAGAAGGATATGACAGAAGCAGAAGCGAAGAAAATCATACAGGAGACGTGCGGCTTTGAGGATCAGACGATCCGATTCCTGGAAGCTTATCGCTATCATGAAGCGCTGCTGACAAAGCTGGCAGCGGCGATCCAGAAAGGTGGCAAGTAATATGGACATTGGAATTGTAGGAGTAGGTGCCATCACCGTGATCTGCTATGTGGTGGCGGAGATCTGCAAGGCGACAGCCATTGACAACAAGTGGCTGCCGGTGATCTGCGGCGTGGCTGGCGGCGCTCTGGGCGTGGCGGCAATGTACATCATGCCGGACTACCCGGCACAGGATTACATAACCGCTGTTGCCGTGGGCATCGTGTCAGGGCTGGCTGCGACCGGTGTCGATCAGATCGGTAAGCAGCTTGGCGGCAAGTAAGGGGGCAATGATGGAGTTTATGCAGACGATCCTCGCTATCTGCGGCGGGATAAGTATCGTGGGCGGAGCGGGGGCGGTGATCTACAAGGTCATCCGCCCAGCAGCTGATGTCAATAAGCGGGTCAGGATCCTTGAGCAAAAGGCAGATAACGATTATCGTCATCTCAACGAGCTGGGAGAAGCGGACAGGGCGATCTGCCGGGCGCTGCTGGCTCTATTGGACCACGCCGTCACCGGAAACGGGATTGACAATCTCAAGCGATGCAGGACAGACCTGCAGCAGTATTTGATCGATAAGTAATAGACCGGCTGGGGAGAGATCCCTGGCCGGCTTTTTTTACTTGCGCAAGCCTTACTGCGATAACATGAAAAATGTAAAGTCCACAGAAAGGGGAAAAACTATTGAATTTGTCCACGGAAAAGAAAAACCACTTAGTTTAGCAAGCGGGAAAACCGTCCTTTCCTACGCGGACCCACCGAGCCGTTTTACTTGATGACATAAAACGTGTTGTTTATTACATAAACTGCAATTTTTCTTGACCGCTGCAAAGCGGCCAGGGTATAGTAAATGTATCCTCTCACTTACCTATCAGGCAAGCAGGAGACGATAACCCGCGTTGTGGGAGCGCGGGTTATTTTTGTGCCTTGAAAACGCATATATAAATATGAAGGAACACAAAAAAAATACCAAGAATTGGAGCGCGAAATTTGCGCGATAGCAGTGCCCAAAAAGCATCTTATATTATGTAGAATACATCATAGCATCTGCGAGAGACTACGAAAGGGGAGCGTATATAATGGCATATCTATTGTGACAATATACTTCCTGGTTATATGCTATAATCAAAAATTTATGGCTTCAAGTGATTTACAATTAAGTAAAAATTACAGGGTGTAAAATCAGGATTAACGGTTGATCGAGAACGTATGTTCGCGCTATAATGTTTTCAGGGAAATTTCGCGCGGTGTGTTTTTGGTCAGCAAGCATCGAGGAGAAAGAAGGATTGACATGGTATACATAGGACTATATGATGATATTGAGTACGGAATTTTAGAACGTTTCGTAGGGGACGATTTTGACGATAAGGAAGAAACGGACGGTGATGCAACACAAAATTCAACACAACAACGCTGA